CATAAAAATTAAGCAACATAAAAATTAAGCAACATAAAAATTAAGCAACATAAAAATTAAGCAACATAAAAATTTATGGAACGAATGACGACACAATCGGTCGTCTTCATAAGGAGGAAATGTAATGGCGGTATATTATAATACAGCGAGGGCGAGAAACCTTCAATTAAGGGAATTATTTGATGCCATCCTAGATCTTACAACAGGACATGACCACGATGGTGTAAACACTAAAAGTGTTGTTGGTGGTGTACCTAGTGCAGGTACTGTTACTAATACAATGTTAGCTACAGATGTAAAGGTAGGTTCACTTGCTGCACTAACTACTACTCTTAAAAGTAGTCTTGTAGCAGCACTTAATGAATTAGATGCAGAAAACGGAGTATTGAGTACTTTGACTACTACAGTTAAAACTAGCTTAGTAGCGGCAATTAATGAATTAGATGCAGATATTGGTAATCCTGCGACATTGACAACAACATCTAAAGTCATTATTGGTGCTATAAATGAATTGGATGCTTTAAATTCAAGTTTTGTGACGTTGACTGGTGTAGAAACTTTAACTAACAAAAGTTTAACTTCACCAAATTTAACTACACCCTTGATAGAAGATGGTGACACAGGACTAACTATAAATAGCACAAACCAAACACACGCTGCACCAGTGGCAACTATTCCCAATATAATTGGTGCTGCTGATACTTTTGTATTAAACGATACGGTTGCAACTCTAACATTAAAAACATTAACTACTCCAACATTAACTACACCTTTGATAGATGATAGTGATGCAGGGGTTACGTTAACATCTGATGACCAAACACATGCAACACCTGTTGTAACTATCCCAGATATAATTGATGCTGCTGATGTAATTGTTTTAAATGATACCGCGGCTACATTGACGTTAAAAACACTAACTAGTCCAACATTAACAACTCCAATAGTAGCTACAACTGGTGCTATCACGGATGCTGGTGGTGACGAATATATAGTGTTTACAGAAGCAACAACACCAGTGACCTATGTTGGTGTAACTTCTGGTGATACTACAGTTAATCCACAGCTCAGAGGTGCAGGAGAAACTAATACAGGACTTTTGTTGGCTGGAACTGGAACTGGAAAAGTGACCATAGGTGATGGTGCCACAGTAGGTAAAGCGTTGAATTTTGAATTAGTTGGTGCAACAGATACAAAGACAATGACAATAACAAGTTCTCATACAGATAACAGAGTTTTAACACTTCCAGATGTAACTGATACCGTGGCAGTAATTGGGGCTGAACAAACCTTAGCTTTGAAAACCCTTACTACTCCAGTGGTGGCTACTTTATATCAAGATGCTGGTAAAACATTGTTACTAACAATGCCTGCTGCAACTGATACACTAGTTGGAAAGGCTACTACGGATACACTAACTAATAAAACTTTAACAAGTGCAATTTTAACTACACCAGTCATTGATGATGGAGACCAAAACGTTACAATAACTTCTGAGGATCAAACCGACTCAGGAGCTACGATAACTATTCCAGATTGCATAGATTCTGCTGATGAGTTCGTGTTAAAAGATACTATATCAACTTTAACATTAAAAACATTGATTACACCTGTGTTAGCATCTTTCTATCAAGATGCAGGCAAAACATTAACTGTTAATGTGCCTGCTGCTACAGATACTTTGGTTGGTAAAGCTACTACAGATGACTTTACAAATAAAACTTATGATTCTTTGGGAACGGGTAACATACCTAAAAACATAGTAATGTCTTATGCTGCAAGCATAACTAGGGCTGAAATGATTACAGGTAAAACCTTAGTTGCAGATAAAGTTGGAGCAGACATTAAGGTGTTAAGCGTAAAATTAGGTGTTGTTGGTGCTTTTAATGGTGGTGCAGGAACTTCAATGATAATACAAGATAGTGGTACACCTGTTGTCATTTTAACAGCGCTAAAGGCTGCATTAACTGACGGTGCTAAGATCAGTACAGAAGGACTCGCTATCGCAAATGTGACAGAAGGTGCAGGCATGATTGGTGGTTTAACCGCTGCAAAAGGTATTGTAGTTGCTGCTGATGCTGCTTGGGATGCAGGAACAAATGTTAATATAGTTATAAATTACATGTACGTCTAAATAAAAGTAACAAGAGGTGAAAGTAATGAGTCAAAGTAGAACTACTCAACTATTAGAAGGAAATATAGGTCAAAGCCTCCGAAAAGTAGCCACAGGTGCTGCGGCAATTGCTACAACTCTTGCCCCAGCAAGTCCTTTTTTGTTTAAAGGTTTTAGATTACATTTAAGTGCTGTTGGGGGTGCAGGCGATTTAACAATAACAACTGATTCTTCACACGGTGCAGCCTATGATACAGTTATATTTACCCAAGACATGTCATCAATTGCAGACAGGAGCTATATTTTAGATACACCAATTGATTTTTTGGCTACTGATGAATTGGACTTTGCTTGGGCAAATGGATCTACAAGAACATACGGATTAGAGATTTTGTATTCTCTCTTATAGGAGGACAACATGAAAACTATAAATGGAATCGATGAGTACATCGCTAGTTTAGATACTATTTCAGACGAAGTCGATATCACAGTTGTTAATACAACGTTCCCTACAGTCGATTTAGTTACAAATGATACATTGGCACAGGCAGTTGGGAATAAGGATGATACGGTAGCGGGAACGTCTTTGGTGGCACTAAACAAACAAGAAATTGTAACCATAGATACTATAGAAGGTAATCAAGTTGTTCCTACTCAAAATAGTGCAGATAATTTAATAGTTAGAGATCTAATAGGTAACAAAACTGACACACATGTTGGTAATAGTATTTATTCCATATTGAAATTATTAGGCGAACATTTTCATTCCCCTCAAAAACTGTACCCAACATTAGCAAATGAAATTACTGTAGTAGGTGCAGCAGGAGCATGGGTATTGGGGTCATTCGTTGAATAGGAGTTTAACATGTTTGATTATAAATCAGATAGTACATTTGAGTTAAGGGGAATATTAGTAAAAGCAAATGGTGAGAAAGTAGATTTGGGTATAATTGATAGAAGTAAAAATATTTCTGGTATAAAGGAAAGGGTGATAAGATGGCTATTACGGCTACTAACTTAGGATTAGGTATAATTACGAATTTGTTAAAAGGGGTTGGTACGTCCCCAAATTATGTTGATTGGGGCATAGGTTCTGGTGCAGCTAGTGTTACAGATACTGGATTAAATAGTGCAGGTGCAGAAGCTAGAACGTTGGGTACAATGACACAAGAGCAAGATAGCACATTAAATGATACCTACAAAGTTGTTGGTGCTATCACCTGTACTGGTGGTTCAAAGGCAATAACAGAAGTCGGGTTATTTACTGATCTTGCTTCGGGTCAATTATTTATGAGGTCTTCTTTTGAGCCTATAAATGTAGAAGTTGGTGACAGCATAACGTTTAGCATATCAAATGTGTTAGATCAAGCTTAAATTATTACATCTGCTATTGCTTTAGAATATCACGTCTATTGAAAAATGGGGGTTTAAGCGTGAAATATTATTTTAAAAGTAACTATGAAAAATGTCATTATAGTAAAAATTGGTATGGTAATATGTGTTATGCTCCAAATTCTACCATATTGTTATATAATGACATTAAATTTTTTTGTATTGGATATTTGGAGAACAAAACACAATTTAATAAGTTGTTACTCAATGGAAATATACAAGGTTACGATAACGAAGAATTGGCATTTAAAGACATAAGATTAAATTCTATCTTGGATAAAGATATTTGGTTTGGAGATAGATTAGAGGGTAGATGGTTAGAAGGTGGTATAATTGGGTAATGACAGACACTGGATTGGAGGAACTGGATACGCTAATGATTCTAATCATTGGTCTGAAACATCTGGAGGAGCTGGTGGGGCATCTGTCCCAACTAGTATAAATCCTACTAAATTTGATGATAATAGTTTTTCTGGTGCTTCTCAAGTTTGGACACAGAATGGAACTTTTAATTGTCTAGACATGGATTGGACTGGAGTGTTGTATAATCCTACGTGGAATAATGCAACTCAAGCACCTTGTAATATTTACGGAAGCTTAAAAACAATATCCGCCATGTCATATTCTGGAGAATTTGTTGGCTTTATAAATTACGCTTCAAATATAGTTGGTAACACGGTAGAAACAGCAGGAATGTTTATGTGGCACAATAATTTTATGGGAGTTGGGGGAGGATGGAGCTTAGTAGATGAATTAAGTGTTGGAGTTGGTGGAATGTATTTAGCTGGGGGAGCATTAGATTTCAACGACCAAGACGTAAATTGTGTGTTTTTTAATACGGCAGGTATAAGTATTAGATCTATGAGCATGGGGAATGGAACTATGTCCATTTCAGATAAATTTAATCCTACTGGTGTGACTAATTTTACGCTAAATGCTGAAACTTCCAAAATTAAAATTAATGGAGATGGTACATTCTTCAATGGATTAGGATTAAATTATTATAACTTAGAAACTAATGGAAACTCTGTAACAATTACTGGAGATAATACATTTAATAATTTAAAGATTGTGGAAAAAACCGTTAATATAGCTGCAAGTTCAACACAAACTTTTAGTAGTTTAACTGCTATTGGTACTTCTGGGAATGAAATAACGATACAATCTACTAGTTCTGGGACAGCTTATAACTTTGTAGATTCAGGAGGAAACAATACGGTTGAATATTGCAGTATAAAGGATTGTGCCGCTAGCGGTGGGGCAGAATTTATAGCTAATTATAGTACTAATGTTTCTGGGAATACTGGATGGTCATTCGGATACTTTTCTACATTAAGTACTAACTTAACTCTATCAAACAACAAAGTAGTGGCAATTGCTAAAATAATTACTTTATCGATAGATGTCGGGGTAAGATTGTTGCGACAAATAGTTAAATATATCACGAGTTCATTAGATGTTTCATTAAATATTTTAAAGAGTACTATTAGTAATTTGACTTCTAACGTAAATACTAACGTTAGAAAAATAAATGATATATATGTATTAATGGTGAGTAGGTTAGATTTAGGGGCATCTTACACTAAATCAGTGTACAAATATATTAGTTTAATTGCTGATATTAATTGTACCAAAGCAATGTATATCTATAAATATATTAGTAGTGATATGAGCTTAGTGTCGAGTAAAATAGTACAAATTTATAAATATATTAATTTAATTGTTGATATTGGTTGCACCAAAGCTATGTATATTTATAAATATATTACAATTAATATTACTGTGGTATCAAGCAAAATAACTGATATATACAAAATATTGACTCAAACGCTTAGTGTAACACCTTTAATTACTAGGGGTATATTAATGATTATGGTTAACTCACTAAAATTATTAGTTAGTTTAGTTTCATTTAAAAACGTAAAGACTATAATTAAAACTTGGATAACAAAATACAATAGTAGAACAACCATAGATTAGAAGGGGGGGAATTATGAGTAAATCTTACATAATAGGTAGTACAGTAAGTTTAACGATTAAATTTATAAGTCAAGAAGATGGAGTAACATTGGTAGATCAAAGTGGAATTACCATAAAAGTATTTGATTACAATCAAGTTCAAATAGGAACTACAATAAGTGTTAGTGATAGTTATAGAATTAGTACTGGATATTATGCATATAAATATACTGTTCCAAATAACCCCCCTTATATTTATGTTGAATGGTCTGGAACAAATGGGGCATACACTGACGTTAGTAGGGATAAGATAGACGTTAATTGGTCTGAGGATGACGTAAATGAAGCTTATCCAGTTACAATTACCGTTGGAACTAATTCCTATATAACTTTAGCCGATGCAAACACTTATTTTGGAACAAGATTGTTTTCAGATTCTTGGAACAATTCGACCGAATCTAATAAAAGTTTAGCTATATTATCTGCTACCAAAAAAATAGACCGATTAGTTATGCGGGGTGTAAAATCAATTTCAACGCAATCCTTAGCATTTCCAAGGGCAATATATTCCGATTATTACACGAATGACCTTCCAAATTTAAGTTTACGCATAAATGGAAACTACAATGTAGAAACATCTGTATCACAAAGAGTAATTGATGCTTGTTGTGAAGAAGCTATGGCAATGTTAGCGGTCGATGCAAGTGGAAAACAACGTCAAGAATTACAAAATCAAGGCGTAACTTCATTTAGTATGAGTAAGTTGAGTGAAAATTATAGTAAAATTAAAGTTGGGAGTACTAATCTACTTAGTTCGGAAGCAAAAGAATTATTATTTTATTACACTGGTGGGAGTGTGAATATAAGATGATAATGTTATATTGCAATCAACAAATAATATTAAAGAAAAAAACTAGTGTGAACGAATATAACGAAGCATCTTATATTACGTCCCTCATAAAATGTAGATTAGAGCATAATACAATAATGATTAGGGGTATGTTAGGTCAGGAACTGTTGAGTAAAACTCAGATGTTCACATTATCTAAAGTCTTAGCAAATGATCTTATTGTTCATAACGATGAATCGTTATTGGTGTTGGCTGTTCACAATGTTGCGGATCTATTTGGTAATATTAGTTTTTACGAGGTGTTTTTATGAGATCTCAGGTTGACAGAAATATTGCTGCTTTGGCTAAAAAAATAAATAAAGTTGTAAAAAAAGCACTGTTGACGGAGGGAAAACGGGTATTGGCATTGTCAAAGCATATCGTACCCATTGATACAGGGGATTTACTGAGAAGCGGAGATATTTCAGTGAGAGTTGGGAAAATAAATATATATTTTGATACTCATTATGCCGTTAAGCAACATGAAACCCCACCTGAAATATTTAGACATAAACCAGGTAGAACGTGGAAGTATTTGGAAAGACCATTTAAGGAAAATGAAGATAGAATACAAACTTATATAACCGACAAGGTTAGAGATGCATTGAGGTGAAATGTGAGCGTAATTGTAGATATAAAAACACTTCTCACAGCAATAGAAACCTATATTTATTTAGGAGATTATCCAGATACTCCAGATAATCTTTTAGTAATATATGAAACTTCTGGACGTGATCCAGATAAATGTATGGATGGTGGTAAATATGAAAAGCCATCATTCCAAGTTTATGTTAGAAATACATCTTATGCTACTGGAATATCTAATTGTGAAGCGATAAAAGATGTTTTAAGTTTAATTAGCAATACTACAATAAATGACAACTTTTATTTATCCATACGGCAACGTGGGGATATAATGAGATTAGGTAAAGATTATAAAAATAGGGTGGAATTTACCCTAAATTTCGATTGTGAAATAATACGTTAAAAGGAGAATTAATTATGAGTAGTAATGGAAAATCGGGTTTCGGTTCAACATTTACGTGGAACACTAAGGTTGTATCAGATCTATTAGGCTTAAATATGCCGTCAATGAGTGCTGATACAATAGACATTTCAACTATGACTAGTACAAATTCATTCCGTGAATTTATTGTAGGAATGAAAGATGCTGGAGAGGTTACTCTTGAACTTAATTTCTATCCTGGTGATACTGACGGTCAAGTTGCGATGTATAATGATTTTGTATCTGGAACGAGTAGAACGGCTATAGTTGCACTACCTAGCAGTATGGGTACAACTTGGACATTTACAGGTATTATAACTGCATATGAAGGTGATTTACCTATGGATGATAAAGTAACTGCATCTATAACAGTTAAGATAACTGGGCAACCTACTTTGGCAATAACAGCTAGTGATGGTTTAACTACACCATTCTTTAGTATATCAGAAAGTGCAGTTATAACACCTGATGAAAGTGCAACCGATTATACTTATACTGGTTCAGTACTGTCAGGGGTTGCAAGCGTTACCGTGACACCTACGGCAGCAGCTGGGGTAATTACAGTACAAGGAAATGTAGTTGGAACTGGAGTAGCATCAAGTGCAATTACGTTGGGTAGTTCAGGATCTATTACCACAATAACAATTGTAGTTACAGAAACAAACAAAACAGCGAAGACATATACGATATATTTAGCTAGACTATAAAAATATAATTAGAGAGAGTTAGGCTCTCTCTAAAATTTTAAGGAGATTAAATTTATGAATGATTTAACGGTAATAGAATTAGATAGACCAAGGGTTATTAAATATACTAGAAAGGCTTTAAAAATAGTTCAAATAATTTTTAAATGTAAAATCGGAAATTTAAAGTTTGATGATTTGGGTGTGGATGAATTAACTAAATTATTGCACTGTGGATTAATTCATGAAGATCCAAGTTTAACTCTAGTTGAATTAGAAGAAATGATAGATGAAGGTGATGTTCAATTTGGAATGATATTTAAAACCGTAGTGAAAGCCTATGCCAAATCATTTGGTGCAACAGAGGAAAGCCTTTCCCCAAACGAATAGAGGGTAACGGAGAACAAAAGGAATTTAGTTGGATTGAGTTTGACAGAGCCGTTATCCAAATTGGGTTATCCCAACGAGAAGCAGACTTAGTAACTCCTGCTGAGCTAAAGCTTATGTGTGAAATATATCGTGAGAAAAAGATAGAATCATTGAATGAACAATTATATTTGGCATGGCACATTGTAGCTTTAGATAGAAGCAAAAGATTACCGAATTTAAAGAAAATACTTGTTACTAAAGATATTGAGAAATCTCAAAAAGATTCGGATCAAGAAATGTTAAATAAAGTAAAGAAGTTGAACGAAATGTTTGGGGGGAAAGTAATACAATAAAGAAGGTGATTATGTGGCTAATGTTGGAGTAATAGACGTTCAAATAAACGCTGATATGACTGCATTTAATGCTAGTATGGATAGGATGAGAAGATCTCTAAGGGGACTTGGTACCAATATGACAGGATTAGGTAGGAATGTCAGAAGAACTAACGAGGGCATATCACGTTCATTTTTGAACATGCGTGATATTGTCGGTGGGCTAGCAATTAGAGATATTTTAATTAAGATAAAAGACTTAGCGAGTGGTGGAATGAGATTAGCTATCACCTATGAATCGTCATTACAGAGAATAAATTATTTATTTGGAGAGAATGCCAAAGCCATGACAAAGTGGGCTGACAATAATGCAACGGCATTTAATATGTCCAGAGAAGAAGCTATGCGTTATGGTGCAATATATGGGAACTTGCTGCAAGGCACATTTTCAGATGGCAAAGAGTTAATGACTAGAACAAAGGATTTATTGAAAGCATCTGCAATAATATCTTCTGGTACAGGACGTTCAATGGAAGATGTAATGATGAGATTGCGTTCAGGTTTAATGGGTGAAGTGGATGCGGTAGAAGATTTGGGTGTTTCCGTATTCGTTAGCACAATGGAGCAATCCAAAGCCTTTGCTGAATTAGCTGGTGGTAAGAAGTGGAAACAATTAGGTTTTCAATTACAACAGCAAATTAGGCTAATGTCAATTTTAGAACAAACTAGTACGAAATTTGGGGATGTAGTATACAAAAATACAGGTTCAGCGGTAATCAAATTAAGTTCTTTATTTTCTGATATTAAACTCAATATAGGGCAAGCTTTTTTACCATTATTAAATGTTGTTATTCCAATCTTACAACGTTTTGCAGAAGCTTTGAAAATTGCTACAGCACAAGTTGTAGAATTTATGAACATGATATTTGGTATAAAACAAACTACAGGCTCTGTTAAAAAAGCAGCTACAGCACAATCTAAATTGGGTGAAGCAATTAAAGATGCTGGGAAAGATGCCAAAAATTCTGTAGCAGATTTTGACGAAGTACATCAAATACAAGAAGCTTTGGGTACTTCCGCTGAATCGAACATTGCAATACCCTCGGTTTCCAATGGTGGTACACAAACCGAAGGGATAATAGGTGAAGCCGCACTCGGTAGGACTATATATTTTGAAGACTTGTTGTGGCGAATAAGAGAAGCGTTACTTCCAATACGCGAAGCCATTAAAACGTTGAACACAGCTTTAGAACCACTTAGTAAAGAAATTGGAATAGGGTTTTCAAATTTTTATAATGATTTTATAAAACCAATTGGTATTTGGACTCTAGGTGAGGGATTCCCAAAATTAATAACTTTGGTTGCTGATACAGTTACCAAAATAGATTTATCAAAGGTTAACAAATCATTAAAGGGATTATATAAATCTATAACACCTTTTGCAAAAGTAGTGGGAGAAGGTTTGTTGTGGTTTTACGATAATGTGTTATCTCCAATAGCAGTTTATATGGTAAATGAATTAGTACCTAAATTTTTAGATTTAATTACAGGTTCAATAGGTTTATTGGATAATATGATAATACCATTTAAACCTGCTGGTCTTTGGTTATTGTATGACTTTTTGTACCCATTAGGAAATTGGACAGGTGGAATTGTAGCCATTGCATTAGATAAAATAACTGCTGCATTGACTAAAGTTAGTGATTGGGCAGATAAACACAAGAAATCAATTGAGATGATTACAAACCTTGTTTTGTTATTTTTTGCCGCTTGGACAATAGTAGAAATATTATCATTTTTGGGTACAGTAGGTAGGGTAAAGACAGCTCTTAAAACAATGGCTAAGCTAATATGGGCTCATACTGGGGCTTTGGTTGTTAATTGGATTGTAGCACGACAATTAGCTTTACTTAGGTCGGGTCTTTTTTTGACTAGTTTATTAAATGGAACATTGGCAGTATTGAATAATACTAAAGTATGGATCATAAATACTGCGGCAATGGTTTGGGCTAAGGTAAAGCTTATAAGTTTAATTGCATTTACTAAATTAGCAACGGGTGCAACTTGGCTATTAAATGCAGCATTAGCTATGAATCCATATGTTCTTATTGGAGTTGCTATACTTGCTTTTGTTGGAATTATGTTTTACCTATGGAAAACCAATGATAAATTTAAAGATGCCATAATAGGGGTTTGGAATGCTATTAGTGACGGGGTAACTTATGTTGTAAATGGTTTAGCCTCAGTTCTAGAGACAATTTTTTATAATATTGCAAAAGGAATAATATGGGTATTAGACAAAATAATAGGTGAAATAAACAAAATAATAGAAATGCAAAACAAAATAAATCCATTATTCCACTTAGATCTGCTAAATAGGTTGGAATTCAAACCTAAAGACCCATATGTACCAATCAAAAATTCATTAAAGAAAGTGCAAGAGGAGACCAAAAAAGCTGTATCCGCAACAAATGATTTAGCTGATTCTCAAAAAAAGCTTAATGAATTAAGCGAAAAACAAGAAGGGCTGGTTGCGGACAAAAGTCTTATGGAAAAAATTAGAGTTGGAGTAGCTAACAGTACTGGTTTTAACACAAAAGTTCCGATTGATACCAAAGCTACTACAGATAACATAAATGAAGGTGATAAAATATCTGAATTATTAAGTACTTTTGAGCAAAGGGAAATACCGACAACTACCGAAGAAGATAAGACTGTAGCATTAGATATAGATGGTTCTACTTTTGCGAGATTAATTATCCCATTAATAAATAAAGAAAAACAACGTACTGGTACTAAAATGATAACATCAGTAATTTAGTTGGGGGTGTAAGTTTAAAATGATAATAATTTCTGGCACAACAATACCCGACCCTTCTACTTTTGAAATATCAATATTGGATGGTACTAAATCTTGGCGGTCTAGTGACTATGAGTTTCACGCAGAGTATGTTGCTACGAAAAGAAAAATGAGGTTAGGGTGGCGGTATATGACAGCTGCAGATATAGCCATACTGTTTCAATTAGTTCAGGGGGTAACTGGCATTTCTGGAATGTTTTTTGAAGTACAATATCCAGATCCACAAACAGGGGCAAATCGTACAGGGACATTTTATGCTGGAGATAGAAGTGCAAGTGGCATAGATTATCAAAATTCAATTATGAGATACAAGGAAGTAAAGTTTTCGTTAATTGAGCAATAAAGGTAGGTGAAAAAATGTTAAACGTGTCGAGTGAATTTAAAACGGCAATTTCCGCATCAACGAGAAAAACGTATTCAAAGGTAATATTTCAAATTGTAGATACTACTGCCAAATCAGATGCATCTTGTACCGTTACCGCTGAAAATTCATTTAGTAAGAAGGATCAGGTTTTTGATACTATAATTGATATGTCAGTTAAATATTGTACATTTGAAAATGATTATTGGTTGCTTGATGGAACATTTTCTTTACCTCCGAAATCAACGGAAAGCGGTTATGAAGTAGGTTGGTGGTCTGATGCATTGTGTGATGTTAACGGTGATTTTGCAGTAGATCAAGAAGTTGAAATCACTTTTTCTTTGGATCATTCTAGTATAGGGATTTCAATTGTTTTTGATACGGATGAATATGCAGAAGAATTTACATTGGTTGTTTACGATAGTGTAGATGCAGTTATACATACTGAGGTGGTAACTGGAAATACACTATCTACTTATATTTTAACTGAAAATTTAACTGACTATAGGAAAATTAAGTTATCTATCACAAAATGGGTTAACGGTTATAGACGAGCTAGAGTAACTGAATTTAGCTTTGGCATAATACAAGAATATACAAATAGCGACCTAATAAAAGTAAGCGTGCTTGAGGATATTAGTACTATGTCCGATGAAATTACCTCAAATGAAGTTAAGTTTACAATAGATAATCAAGCTAAATTATTTAATATTTTAAATCCAGATGGAATATATGCTTTTCTACAGCGATTACAAAAAATACAACCATATATCGGAATAATAAAACCTTCTGGTGCCATAGAATATGCAAAAATGGGAACATATTATTTAAAAGAATGGAAAGCCAATTCAGAAGCATTGACGGCTAGTTTTATGGCAAGAGATATAATGGACGTATTAGGACAAAGTGAATATGCAGGTGCTACTTATACTACTAAAACTTTAAGTTACATTGCAACGGCTATATTTGCTGATTATGGCACATCTGAATATGAAATAGATAGTGCATTAGCAGCTATAACCGTAAGTGGAACTCTCGCAAAAATGAATTATAGAGAAGCATTACAAAACGTGGCATTTGCAGGGAAAGCGGTAGTGTATTCTGATAGAGATGGAACTATTGTTATTAAGCAATTATCAGATGTTCCATTGAGTGAAACATTAGGGCTTACTAACATGTATTTTGTGCCTAAAATCGAATTAGATGTATTGGTCAATACTATAATAGTAGATGTTGGGGGTTCTCCATATTCTTATGTAGACCCAACTAAGCCTACAAATGAAGTAACGCTTGCAGTAAACATTGAAAATGGATTAATTACTACGAACGCACACGCATTAGAGGTAGCAATTTGGGTACTAGGTGAATATAAGAAAAGGTTTTTATATGAGATTAAATTTAATATGAATCCTGCATATGAAGCAGGAGATATTGTTACTATTCAAGATGATTTCAGCGAAAATAAAACAGCTAGAATCACAAAGCAAGTATTTGATTTTGCAGGATGGCTTGAGGGTAAAATATACGCTAAGGGGAGTGGTACATAAGTGGCTTGGATAGCTCCAAAGATCGACTGGGATTCTGCGGATTATTATAATTTTGCAGATCTAAATAGAGTAGAAAATAATACTGATTTTTTAGCAACGTTGCTGGGAACTTATGGTACTACTCCTACCTTAATAGGTGTCACTACTTCTAGGGACAATACAAATATTGAATTTTACGATGATTTAAATAGAATAGAAAATAATATTTTAATAATTAAAAACTACAGCGGTACACCAATAATTTGGATTACTCCAAAAACTACTTGGGTGACGTTAGATTCTTTTGGTTATACAGATGCAAATAGACTTGAACAAAATATATCTGAACTTTATAACGTGATAAATAATATTATTTTAGAGCTTGAACATTGTGGCTCATTTACTTGTGGTCAAGATTTTAATTTGGGGGGTTATTAATGGCATATGTTAAAGAAGTATGGGTAGACAGAAATGTTCAATTCCCTAATCGATATACTGACGAATTAGCAGCGGTTAAAACCTTTACGGTTAACGCTGGAACAATAACAGAAGCAGGAACATCAATTACTGCTGCTAAAATGAACAACATTGAAACCGGACTTGAAAAAACAACTGTATCAAGTGATTTATATTCATATAAAAATATGGGAGGGTCTTTATAATGGCAGCAAATACAACGCCTATTTTTCCGTTAACACCACGAATTAATTTTGTTACGATAGACACAGAAGATACAAGTACTACAGTTCCTACAACCGAGGGACAAATCGTTTTTACGGCAGGTGCTGAGGGTGCTAGAATAGATGGGATGGTGATAAAAGCACAAGGTACAAATATCGCAACAGTGCTAAGAATATTCATAAATGATGGTGCAGGGGTAGTAGCTGCTAATTTTTCTCTAGTTGCGGAATATACATTAGATGCTACAACGGCAAGTGCTGTAGCGGCATTGGAAAATATTGTATTGAAACCCATTGATTTGGGATTATTGGGTGATTCCGACAGCTATATATTGCCACCATTCCTACCTGCAACTTATAAAATATATGTGGCAATTGGGACTACAATTGCGACTGGAGTATCAATAACTTGTGTGGGGGCTGATTATTAATGTTTGAAAGACCTGTAATAATACCGCAAGCAAAATCAGGAGGGACGGACTGGAGTAAATACACACCTCAGTCTTTTTATGGCGACATACTTATGGGTTCATCAAATATTTTTGAAACAATTTTAGAAATTTCTGGAAAGGGTTATGTGAAAAAAGCAGTAATTTCTGGAAATAATGGAGGAATTAATAGAGTTGTAAGGATAACTATAGATAATGTAATAGTAATTCATTTACAAGCAAAGAGTACTGTTAAAATAACTGGAATGCTTACTCATGAATGTATTAACTATATTTATACAACATTGAATGTTCCTACTACTATATTATCTAATACTTACTTAGATAATACGTATTTATTAAACTCTATTAAGAAAAATTATCCAATTACTGATGTTTCAGAAGGTATTGTATTACTTTCTCAGTCAGTTTTTTTTAATTCTAATTTTAAAATTGAAGCAAAAGACACAACGCATGGAGGCACTACGACACACTACGGAATAGATTTGGGGGTTATATTGTGATTGTTTTTTATGAAAAAGATTTGTTAATTTTTAAAAAATATATAAATAATAATTCAATTATTATTAATAAATACTGCAATGAGTATAAATACATAAAAGATGAAGAAGATAATATAATTGAAACTAAAAAATATAACCTAGAAACTGGAAATTATGATATAATAAGTAAGTTGATAATATAAATTAAATGGAGGATCAATGGAAAATGATGTTTTATTTGAAGTTGTTAAAATGTTAAATGATTCTTCGATACGCATAGATGATCAAAATAAAAGATTATATAAAATAATAATTATTGGCACTATTTCTATTTGTGCAACTGTTATAATAATATTAATAAATATAAGAATGCCTATATAAAGAGGTATAAAATGGAAGATTCGTACAGGTATGAATTATTTGAGAGGGAATTGAATAATTTGCGTTCTAAATTAGAAAGAAATGAAGATAAAATTAATGAATTAGTTGTAGTAACGTCTATTGCAGATACAAAATATCAAAATATTATTTCTTCTTTAGCTGAATTAAAAATTAAAATTGAAAGTATAGCGTTGAAACCTCAGAAGAGGTGGGAAATGTTGGTAATGTCTATTGCTTCTATTCTTTGCACTGTTGTATCTGCAATAATAATTTATAAAATAACAAAAATGTGAAAGAGGTTGTAAAAATGAATATTATAGAATCTAAATTACAATTTAAGGGTGAATTGGAAAAATTAATAAATGAAAACGTATACTTTTTGATAATTCATCATATAGCTAAAGAATTTGCTACAATAGAAGATATTCACATGTGGCATCTTGAGGCAGGATATTTGGGATGTGGATACAATGAATATATAAAAAAGGATGGGACGGTGTATATTGGGAGAGGAAATCATCATGGGGCTCAGTGTTTTGGTCATAATTCTGATGGTTATGGGATTGCTTTAGAGGGAGATTTTAACATTGAAACTGCTATAAGTAATGAACAATATGCTTCAGTGATAGAAAGATTAAAGTTCCATAAACTTGTGTTTAGAAATATTAAAAGTATTGGTGGACATAATATTTTTACTCCTACAGATTGTCCAGGGAAATATTTAAATGTCAGGAATATAGTTAACGATGCGTATAAGGAAGATAAAAAATATCATTGGGGCATGAAACATTTAGTTAGTCTTAGAAAAAAGGGATATAAAATTCACGATGAACGATTCGATGATTACATAACAAGAGCGGAAGTATTCGCAATAGAAGATCAAAGAAGGGATTAATTATATGTCAAATAAATATAAAAACTATGGCTTGTGGATAAGTTTAGCGAGCTTATTGTTCATGATATTGAATGCGTACGGAATAGGTATACAAGAAGAAGAATATAACATAATAATAACTACAATATTATCTGTATTGATCGCTCTAGGAGTCATCAGTAACCCAGAAGCAGGCAAAGGCTTCGGAGATAAAACGTAGAAACTCCCCTCAGTATTTGAGGGGTCTTTTTTATTATAATAAGTTGTTGACAATGGTCAAATTTTATGATAAAATTAATTTAGGAGTTAAATATGAGAGGGAGTGTGTAAAAATGAAAAGATATTTATTTTGGTCGATGTATGGAATTTGTATTACTTGTGCAATAGTTATAACAATTTTAGCTCAAAAAGGATTAGATTATCCAGCACATTTAGTTACTTTTACAAATTTATTGGCACTTTGTTTAGGAATTTATGCATGTCTTAATATTAAGAAAAATAAAGGTATAGGATAAATGCGTAGATGGATTTGGAACATAAGTTGGGTTTCTTGGGTGATTGTTGTTTTCATGTCATTATATAGAGAACTATATTATCAGCGAGAATTAATAATTATTAGGAATTTATCGTGCTGAGTTATAATTCTCTATATGTTTTATGATGCTTATAGAGAAAATAAGAATAATAAAAAGGAGAATTATACAATATGATAGCTAAGTACAACAATCGTGGAATAGATTATTATAAACTAATACAATCTATTAATAACAACCGAAAAAATTTATGGAAAGTTATTTCATGTGCAAAGATAGTAACACTAAATAGAGAAGAAGAATATTACGTGCATGTTGCCGTACGTGAATACAAAGGTAATTTAGAAATATTTGACAAAAGTACTATAGAATTTGATTTTTTACAAGAAATATATGCTAATGAACTTTTTACTATTTGCTCAATAAAAAGTTGGAAAATTCCAGAGATTATCAGAGAAATGATACATTCAAATGAGGACAACGGATGGTTAGAAGAGATATTAATACGTGAGTTTGAATGTAAAATAGATGAAATTATAGATAACGCTATTGAACGTATAAAATTGCAATGGGAGGTTAAATAATATGATAGCTAAGTGTAATGCGTGCGGCATCGAGAAAGTCGTAATAAAGCATCTAGGACGAACAATATGCAGGGATTGCATTAATGTAGTGTTTAATTGTTTAGAGCGTGTACAGCCACGTCAAGAACAAGTAAGACTATTTATGTTGAAAAATTTAGGGAGGTATAGAAATGGATATACTTTCAGAAAAAATTAAATATTGGTCAAATAGCTTAATTGTTTTAAAAAAATATAAAATTATATTTATTAATGCTCTTAATGAATCATTGCCTCATTTATTTGAAAATTATATTGAAAATAATTCAGATGAGCATTTAGAAGTAATCGAGGTTTTAAAATTTTATAATGAAAAAATTATTAAAATAAATGAAATAATTAGGAGGTTAAGAAATGGATACAACGCTGAAAAGAATTGAGTATTGGGAAAATAAGTTAATTGAGTTAGAAGCAAGAAAGAATAAGTCAGAAATGGAACACTTCTACAATACTAAACTTTGCAGAATAAATAATGTTATTTTGCAAAATCTAAACGCTAGATACATGAAAGAATGCACATTTCAAAGAAGATGAGAATCTTCTTTTTTGTATATTCTAACACTTTTTGAATCTAAAAAACTAACTTGACTTTTTAGGTTGAATTTAACACTAAGTTCTCGACTTACTTTATTTTTTTGAAGTGGTTTTATACCGCATTCTAAACACCAAACACCATATCTTTTATATGAGTCAGATACAGATTCATTTTCAAATTTTCCACCCTCTGCAATATAACCCAATATACTATTGTTATATTCTTCATAAGTATTCATTTCTTTTGAAACACTTTCGCACTCAGTAAACCTTTTATTTTTTAATACTCGCTGCAAACCTTCGATACCTATTCGCAATAAATATTCCATGCTATTTTGTGTCAACAATTTATCCCCAATATATGGATCATAATCCTTAGTTGATACAAACTTAGTTTTAAATGGAACTATTACCAATCTTCTGCTTAATGCCCCAGAAAGATCATTCATTTTTGGTAAATTATTTGAAGCAAATAAAAGTTTAGAGTAATTTCTAAATTTAAATGGTTTCTCGAATTTATGTTGGAATTGTATAGACTCTCCTGTTACCAATTTATATAAGGTACTATTATCATCAATATATTTATCTCCTATATCATCTCCGATGTTTGCCAATGTTCCAACGATATCAGTTTTCAAAAAACTATGATCTAAGTTTTGTAACGTAACACTTGAGATGTTAGTTTCTCCTAACATTTTAGCTAACATATCTAAGAACGTACTTTTTCCACAACCACCATCACCAATTAAGATGAAAAACTTCCCTAACTCATTTCGTCTAAGCAAACAATAGCCAACCATTTCCTCCAATAATAATCTTAAATTCATATCTTGCCCAGATATTTTGTTTAAAGTTATATCTACGATTTCTGAATATGCAATTTTTTTATACTCAATATCTACTTTATTTGTTATCAGAATATTAGGATTATGGGGAATTATTTCTTCGCTATCTATGTTAAATATTCCATTTTTCAATGAAATATATTTTACTGGTGCAGGTTCTTTATCGATTATAATATAATCCTCTAGATAGCTCATGATCTCTTTTCTTTGATTTGATTTGAGACTCGGAATTTCATCTAACATTTCTCTATACAAATTTTTTCTATTCATATAGTTATCATCTTTATAAAAATAAATATCATCGTGTATTTTTATTATATTTTTAGTATTTATCAACCACTTTGCAAAAACATGATGCTGAAATACCGTTCCCAAAAAAAATACTGGTTTTGAGAAAGCTTCTTCTCTAATGATAATATCTAATTCATTTTTAGGTAGTGGATCGTCTAATATATAATTATTTATAATGGTTATAATGGTTATAATTTCAGCTTTTTTAAAATTAGCACTTTGTAGAATTAAGATATAACTGAATAAATCACTGTTTCTACATTGGCTATTGGCTAAATTCTTAGCCGATGACATGGGAAATAGCCAAAAAGGTATTTCCTCTATTACATCCACTTCGTTTATAAATGTTCGTATTTTTCCAAATACTTTTAATGGAACAACGGTATTTTTAGATCCTAATTTGAAATCTGCGGTTATTCCTAGGGATATTTTGGTGTGAATTTTATTTTTGGTAATTTTACTATTTTTAAAATAAAAATGATATCCCCTGCTAGTTTTCAAAATATTACACTGTAATTTTTCAGTTAGTATTATTTTTAATAATTTATTTGCTTCATTACTATCATCTATGTCCACCATGATTATATCATCTCGTAAAACACCGCCGTAATCACAATTCTCAAGTAGCATATCATTTAGGGTACTAAATTCATGTATAGCTTTTATTTTGGATTGCGGAATTTTACCATTTGTTTTTACATATCCTTTGAACATAGTTATTCCCCCTTTTTATTTCAAAATAAAAAAATCATTTACAACTCACATAAACGATTTTCTAAAAACCACAGTAATTTAATCACACATATGATATCATACATTATATTATTCTATAATATACTTATTATAGAAATTAATTATACTAGTTATACTAAGAATATAACCTGTACAAATGGTTGGGTTCAATTCCTCACAATCATCCTTTCTATAACAAAACAAACAATTGTGAGTATGAATTTTATAACGTTTTCCCAAATACTCTATTTCATTATACATTAATATATCCTTTTCCATGATTTACTCCCCATCTTTATTTATTGCTCGCTCACATTCTTTAATTATAATTTAATATTAAATAATCATATAATTTAGATGAATCACTTAATTCTATTGACCCACCATGTTCCCTCCATTTTTTACCAAAATCAAGTTCATATACAAAATTACTAATAACCATCCATCTAGCATCATTAAACATTTCTTCTAACATTGATAAAATTATACAAATAAGCACGTCTACATCGATATTCAAAAAACTAACATTCAATTCATCACAAGTAGAATTTTCAACTTTCATCAAGCTTTAAATCATTTTAATACATTTTACAAAAATACTTTTACTTATAATACTCATTATTCCCACCATGTCCTTTTATTCCAATTTATCAAAGCCTCACTGCTTTGATATATGTTTCCAATTATATGAATGTGAGTACATTCATTCAGCGATGGATTATAGTGTTTGCCATTAACGTTATATGTGCACTCCATATTACAAAAATAAACGATGCCCGTATATCCAAATGAATCATTTCCATCATCATAAGATGCAAAACTTATAATATCCCCTTCAAAAATCTTATTATCATTTGAATCATAATGTCCAGAAAATTGATTAATAGTTTCGTTGTAAACTTCTTCTCTAACATGTTCACACGTATCTATCTGAGATATAAAACTATGAGATAATTTAAGTTCAGCATTACCAAATATAAACTCATTTGTTTTTTTAGAAATACCTCTGAAAATATATTCTCTTAGCATATTTCATCACCTTCTTTTTTAATTAAATTAAATATTAGTAAATCATACAATTCCGAAGAATCCCTTAGTTTCGTTATTCTACCATTTATAAATATGCATCCTCTCTCCCACCCACCATTAAATATACAACGATGTACAAAAGTATCAATCCATCTACGTTTATCACCAAAAGAATCAACTAATGTATCCATAAGAAGCTTTTAATATATTCCATAAATTTTTCTCTACTCATAATACTCATATTTAGCCTCCATTTCTGGCAATTCCATCCAGTGTGTTATGTCTTTAGAATCAAAAAGAAATTTTTGTTCATAATTATTTGTAATGCAACACCACATAATATCGTTGTCTGCACTATATCTGTAATATCCAACCATAACACCGTAAGTTTTAGAATTGACTATAATTATTCTTGCAGTATTTGGAACTCCATTGTTAACATTAATCCATTTCATTTTATTATTCTCCTTTTTTAATATTCTTCAAGTCATTCAGATCAATAGTATCATCCATTATTTTACGGCTAATTTCAGTAATTCCAATTTTATCTTTTTTAGATTTTATCATTTCATTTTGCCCTCTTAGAGTTCTATTTATGTTCACCCTTGAATAATTTTATTTTACATTGTAACTCCATGAAAATTTTTACAGTATTAATTTCAGAAAAACAATAATAATATTTGTTAAATTTACTAATCTTTAAAAAAGTAAACGTACTTGTATGACAATCTAAAAGTTTTATATAGTTAATATCTTTAATTTTAACTTTTATTCTTGTTACTTCTGTTTTTATGCCTTCGAGAGTTCTAACATATACCCTTTTAAATTCCATATTTAATTCTCCATATATCATATATTCTCTTATCTAACGTCATAAATTGATTAATAATGTCTTCAAATTTCAAATAATAAACTTTTACTCCATAGACATAATTAAAATATATTTTAATTTTCATTATTTTGTATCTCCAAGCACTTAGCTTTAATTTCATCTAATTTACAATTTACTATTTTAATCTTCAATGAAGTTACCATCTTCATCAATTTCATAATCAGTTACTAGCCACCCAGAATCAATTTCATCATCAGTTACTAGCAATTCAACATCAATTTTCTTATTTTTTTCATCAATTTCATTCACGCTAAATACTTCAAACATATATTTCAAATTCACATAAGTATTACCAGAGTCCAACGATTTAACTTGTTTTCCGAGTCTTAATGCTTTAATAGCCCCCATAAAATCAGTTATTTCATGAAACAACTCAAAGTTAAATGAATACAAATCAAAGTCACGAGCATACTTGATTTTTAGAATTTCTGACAAAGCATTAGAGTTAATGTCAATTGTTACATTATTATTTGAAAACTTAGCACTCTTGTTTTTTTAGAATATAATTTATTGCTTCACTTAACGTATAAGACATATTATCCCCCTAAATTATTGCTCGTATATTATTTCAAGACCATATGCTACAGCCACATCATGCTCTATCCTACAACCTCTAGCATTTTCCCATCCCCTAACAAAATATACCGCATTACAAAAACACATAGCATCTATGCTTCTAGCCAAAAAATACAAAGGAATTTGAACAACGCATCTCCTTTTTAGATTATCCAATGAATTCCATTCCCCAACAAATAAAGTATTTATTACTTCATACCCTAATTTTTTAAGCTCTTCTAACGCTAAATCTCTAACTAATTTAATAGTTTTATCTGATAGCCCTCCCATTGGCTGACTAATCATCGCCTTTTTCATAATTTTAAATCCCCCTTATTTTTTCTACTTGGAATATCCTGCATATCCTTCAACAATTCCTCAGTCTGAATAGCACACGCAATATTCCACAATGCAGCGATTAAATGATCTTCCTTATCGCATCCTGCCATATATTTGGAAATATGTCTCATAGTAGAATCTAAATAACTACTCATATTAATTCCTTTTTCCCAATTTCTAGCTTCATGAGATTTCAAACAACTTTGCATATATTTGGCTAATTTATCTATAGCAATAAACGGCAATAGATCATATCGTCCTTTACCTTCCTTATTTTCTCTAGTTGCACCAGTTTCAAACGTAATAGACAATGATTTTTCTACACCTGACTTTAAACCATTATCATATTTTTTATAATATGATTCAAAATAAGTTCCATCACGAGAATAAAATTCTCCATCTTTTATCACTAAATAATCTCCATATTTTAACATCGTGATATATTCATCGCTGTTACACTCTATGGATCTAATTGTCAAAACACCATCTGAATTTTCTTCTACAAAATAATTTATGGCAAAATCTTTAATAATATTAGCAAAATTAGGAAGTGATCTACTTTTATTTTTAGCATATTTAATAGCTTTAACAACTTCGTACTCACTTACATAGATATCTGTTTTTGTTTCGCATTCAGGTGCTTCTATTTTTTCACACAATTTAGCATCAGCTTCCATTTCCTCAGTAGAATAATGCATTGATTTATCCATCTCCTTATTCATGAATGTGTTAACGGTTCCTCTTAAATGACTTATATCACCTCTAATGCTTAAATCCCCATAAACACTGCCATCTAATATTCCCCATAATCCCGTTACGTTTCCCTTTATGTTAGTCACATCACCAACTATCTGACATTCTCCATGTATATTAGTACAATTCCCAAATACATTAATATCACGTCCACTTAATTTTTCGTGAAATCCTCTTATAATCTCGCCGCTTGCAATAATATGGTACAGCGGCAATGGCTCATCACATGTATTAATATCACTCAACTCCTTCTAGTTTTAATTTTTTCGCATACTAATATCTGCACGTCTCACAACAAAATTTCTTTTTTATATAACTATAATTAAATGGTTCGGTAAATAAAATTTTAATTTCTTTGTCACAGAAAATACATCTTTTCAACATATCTACTCCTTATTCTTCATAGTATTTACATCTACAATGTTTCAATTCCACCTTTTTATTACGCTTAATCCCTTTTTGATATCAGCATCTTCTACTCTTCTTTTCAACATCTTATCTTTTGCATTTACATCTTCAATTAACAAAACTACTTTGCAATTTAAACTTATAGCCTTTTCAAACTCTTTGTTAAATCTTTCTCTTCTTTATTCCTCCTCAATTATAATTTCATTAACTTTTCATAACACTTTTTAATTACTTTTGTATCATATAAAGCGTTATGTTTCATAGATTTATCATATTCTTCTGCAAATTCTTCCCTTGAAATATCTGGATCTATACCCTTAATTTTAAATAATGTGCAAATATCAAAAGGTATGTAATTTATGTTTCTTGGTAAATCGAATGCATCCCCAAAGATATCTATGAAAAGAACCCAGTCATAAGCTAGGCAATCAGACCACATTTCAATGTCCCTATAATTCCACAACCATTCTTTTAATTTTCCAGCAATAAACTTTTTGCTACCCCCAATTAACTTAAGTGGATTGCCGTCTGTCTCGCCGTCTGCCTCGAAATACGTAATATCTTTATTCATATCTACTATCAATTTATCTAAAACATTCTTTTGTAACCATTCATTTATCTGAGTTCTGTCATAATTAGTAAACTCAGCATAAAAAGCATCGCCCGTTTCTGTAACTAATCCAATGCTAATTAACGTTGTATTTTTATGTAATCCTGTAAATTCACAATTAAAGAAAATCTTCATACTAAATACTCTCCTCATCTTCATATTCTTTTTTCATTTTAATTGCTTCATCCAAAGTATTGATTTTTAAGTCTTCAATAATATTTGCATGGAAAAAAAATCTACTATTTGGACTAAATAAATTAGTGTAATCTCTATATTGTCCACTAAAATATGTAAAGTGTATTTTAGTAACATCAAACTTGTTCAACCAAGAATTAAGTTCATTCCTTACAAAGACATACCTTCCTAAAACGTGACCAGCACTTAAAACTATATTTCCAATGTTAGAGTTATAAATTCCTGTAGACTCACCATAAAAAGTTTCACCTTTATCATTCACAAGCCCCACACTTTTCAATTCTCTTTCACCATAATTGTCATAATTAAAATCACACTTCATAAATATATTCATGCTATCACTCCTTTAATCTTTTTCATGTCTTTCTTTCATTTTGAAAACTGCACCTAAAACAGTTTGATTATATGTCCGACTACTACTAGATCCTACCAAATAGGCACTATAGTCAATTGAAAGTAATTCTTCATAAGAACTATATTCATCCTCAAGACATTCATAAATTATGTCGCTAAAATCAATATTAGATAACCATTCGTGCAACCGTTCTATTACGTACTCTTTTGTTCCATATGCGTTAATTCGTTTTCGAAAATAACTTCTTTGATTAAAATTTTCAATATTAGTAAATTCCCCATAAAAACAATCATAGTCGCGACCTACAAGCCCAACGCTATATAATATTTTCACGTTGTTTAATATGCAAAACTCACATTTCATGTATACATCCAAGCTATCCTCTCCTCAATTTATACCATTTCATCATTAGTCTTGCTCCGTCAAAAATATTAGTAGATTTATTTTCATTATTCATATCCTCACCGTAATCTAAGCTTCTATGTAGATCTTCGCGTGTTTGATCAAATAGCCCCATAATATCAAGCTCAAGGTGGTTACTATATTCAAAAATATTATAAAACATAGACTTAAAAGTAGTGAGATTAAGTGCGGGGGACGGACTACAATGTTTTATATCGAACCAAATGCATACGTCCTCGAAATCATACAACCATCGCAAAAGTTCAAATTCAACAAAGGGTTTACTTCCAGATACTTCCCTACCCCATTCCCGACAATTACTGTCCCATTCATTAGGATTGTCATACTGACATTCACCCAAAAACTTATCTCCATTTTCTGCAAGTAATCCGATAGTAGTAAGTTCGGGACATATGGTAAGAAACTCCTCTGTATATAAAAAATACTTGGCGTTCATAAATATATTCATGTTATCTCTCCTATAAAATCTAATATTCTTTTTTTGGCTACATCTATGTACCAAGATTTATCTAAATCTTTGGGTAAAGTTTTGAATCGAAGTGAATCATTTATAATAAAACATTTATCAGGTGTATTTGAGACTTTATGAATGTGTGACACACCATCTTCTATTTTGACTTTAAACAATCCCCTATGCTCACTGTTAGTAGATGCAAATGTTCTAAAACATTTGCCAGATATTTTTTCATCGCCATACATGCAATAATCGAATTTATACGTTATCTTATTTACCTTTTGAAACATAATTACGTCGCTGCAATTATTTACCGTGTATTCTACTGAAATATTTTTAACAAAATAATCAATTATTGCTTTGTTTATAATGGGTAAATCATTGTCCAAAGCATGTAATTTTTTAACGTAAGATCCTTTTGTTTTTTTATTTTCCTCGAAATCATCTTCATCAAAAAGTAAATTTTCTTTGACATGCAACTTGGGATCATTGTTTGTATCTATTGCTAGATAATTATTAACGTCCTTTTGCCATATCTTTTTATATAAATTGAATTCTAATTTGAACCTAGTTCTTTTTTCCCATTCAGCACATATTTTCTTTAGTTCTTCGTATGTTTCCATGCTTTTTACTTTTCCTAATATGCCATCGGTATTTGTTTGGATCACTTCATAATCAGCACCCAAACCTTCTTCTAATTTTTCCAATAAATCTACCAAAAACAATTGTCCCATCACACAAATACAATTAGGCTGTAATGGATCATATAACAGATTGTACTTACTTTTTGATGCACCGAATGTACTATTAAGTACTATTTTATATGGTTCTTGTTTGGGGTCTTTTTTGGCTTTTAAGATCATCCTCGTATCTCTGATTTCTTTGTATCTATTTGGGTTTTTTATGTTCCTACTTAAAAAATCGTATTCTATCATCAACGCTGGATAATAAGATGCTATGTCAAAATTCACAAATATTCCTTCACCTTGATATTTATTCCTTGCCCCATGCATTCCCCCGAAAGCTACAACGTGTAGAACATTGTAAATGTTCAATTTTAATTTTTCATATATTCGCTTCTCGTTTTTATCAAATTTTATTTCTGAGTTTTTCGGGTCATTGAACCAATCTAATACTTCAGTGTATTTGTTAATTTGTAAATTACTTGGGACATATTTCATAAATTCTAATTCATCGTTTTTAGGCATGCTTTTTCTTGCACCAAGAATTATTGCTGCTAACTGAGGTTTAGTTTTTCCAACATATTTTAATGGTAATTTAAATTCTTTTAATAGTGATATTTGGCTATCGAATTGTTCTTTTCGATTTAAAAATACCTCTATAGTTTGTTCCACATCGTGTTTACAATACTCTATGACACTTACTCTTTCTTTGTCAGTTAATTTTCTATCTATGTCAAAATCTACATCACTTTCACGAATATCATTACCCATAAATGCTTCAAGTTCTTTTAATGAATGCATCGTATTTTTAACGTCAAAATTGTTTAGATGGATAGATGTTATTGATCGTGAAAATTCCCAACCATTTTTACCACCTATTATGTGTTTTGAAATCTCATAAGGATTCATATCAAGTAAGATACCTTTGAAAATATATTGATCGTAATGTCTAGAATTGAAGCCAATGAAAATGTCGTTCTTATGTTTCAAATAAAAATCTTTAAAATGTTGATGTTCGTTTTCAATTACCACAACTTCTTTTCTTTCTGGAATTATAAATACAGCTAAAAAATCATACTTAAATACTTCAAAATCATAAAATATTAACATTTTTCCCCCTCCCAAGGAACATTATCTGAGACATAATGTTCACAACAATGGTCAAACGATATTTCTTTAAATAATACTCGGTAACACCTTAATTTATCGCCAGAATAATACCTTGCGTACTTGCAAAATAAACAGATTTTCATGTTATTTTTGTTATTGGAAATTTTTCATTTTTAACGTTATTTTCATAACTTAGTTCATATGTTTTATCTTTTATATCTTCAAATACGTAATCTATCAATTTTGCATATTTTGAATAACCATCGAATTCAATACACATGCCTGACTTTAAACTTTGTAAATATTTGTTTCCGTATGATATACCAATATATGTATTTAAATATTGATTTGCGAATATTAAAGCGTTTATAAATTCTCCTTCTTGAATTCTATACCAAATTGAAATACATGGTTTTTCGCCCGAGGAATTTGTTGCAGCTTCTAATTTTACAATCTTAACTTTATATTGACCGAACGGTACTTTTTCAAATTCTTTTTTTTCACTTGAACCATTGGTTTCAAGCTCTTTTACCGCCACACTTAATTCTTCAATATCCATCATTTCATCGAACTTATCAAATATACTCATATTTTTAAATCTCCTTATAATTTATAATTTTTTTAATTACTTTTGTTCGTTTACAATAGTTACATTTTTCACATCGTATTGATTCCACTTTTTTACTTTTTACTAACTTTAACCGTTCTAATTGTGCTTTTACATTGTAAAGCTCAAATTGCCATCTTTCGTGATCTGTCATATCAATTATTGCTTTGTCTGGAATAGTTTCTTTACTGATTGCTACAATATAAAATTCTGGAAGCTCCCTACTGGTATTTTGCTTAATTATTTCTGAATATACTGCTGCTCGCCTTTGATAATTATATATTTCCAAAAAACTTACTTTTTTACCCTCCTTCCATTCTTTTTCATAAATATTTTTGGTAGTTTTTAAATCAATCACTCTATTTTTTGGTTCATTCCAGACGTCTACCCTTATTTTCCAAGGGATTCCGAATATTTCACCTATAAAAATATCTTCCTTTGTTCCCTGCAACATGTACATAGAATATTTATCTTTTTTTAAGCTGGATATCATTGTGTCAGCATGTTTAAAATCTGATTTTAGGTCTCCTTTCAAAGTAAATATTTCGGGGTATTTTGTTTTAAACTCATCCAAAGTACCTTCGCACCATGAATGAACATAATTACCTATCAACATTGCAGTAGAATTTTCATTCGGATTGTTACCTTCTAGGTAAGCGATATAACCTGCTTCACATCTTTCAAACTTATCTAATTGCGAACAAGACATATATTTGTTATCTGATTCTAAACTATAATATTCCAAGTTTACCTCCATAATTTTCAAAATATATCTTCTTGTTTCATGTCTAAAAATTCAGAAATTCTAAGCTTATAATAGTCGGAAAAGTTCTTCTCAAAACGGATGATTTTATAAAAGTTGCTCGAGGATATTCCCACGTTTATTGAAAATTTTTCAACGGAAAAGTTTAATTTATTTATTATTTTCAATAACTTGTGATGTTTATTCCCAAGATATCCATTCGTCGTATTATATTTAATTGACTTTATTCGATTACGTGAAAAGTTATTGTTTTCGATTTCTTCCTCGAAAAGATCGTATCTATCAATCCCAAGATATTTGGCTATTTTAACCTGCCACCTTGGGAAAAATATCTTTTGTCCATTGATCGCGGAATACAGGTTAGCTGGCGATATTTCAGTTTTCATGGCTAATTTCGTTCTTGTAATCCCTCTTTTTTCTAAAACCTCTAATAACCTCATTTATCCTCCTTTAAAAAATGTCCTCTGACTTAACGTTTAAATAATCGGATATTTTAATCTTTATTTTTTCACTGAAATCTACTTCGTTTAACATGACACGTCTAAAATTTGTTGCAGATATTTTTGCATTAATGGCAAATCTATACATAGACAAATTTTTTTTATGTAATATTTTCAATAATTTACTATATTTATGATTTTCGTCATCCATAGGATCATCTAAAACCTTTTTAATTTCCTTTTTGTTTGACATGCTGTTATTTTGGAATTCTTCTGCGAATAACTCATCCCTGTCAATACTTAAACATTCTGCAACTCTAATTTGCCATTTAGGAAAAAAAGGCTTTTGTCCGTTAATTGCACAACATAGGTCACCTGGATTTATTCCAGCACTCAATGCCAATTTATTTCTTGACATATTCCTTTCTTTTAGTATTTCTAGTAGTTTCATTTTTCACCTTCCGAATTTTTAAATTCTTCGTCTATTTTATTTGGAGTTATTTCTATAACCTCTTGTTCATCACCAAAATCTACTTGAGCTTCTAGGTTTTCGTTGTATTCTACTTTTGCGTTGTCTGATGAGATTGCAGTTTGCATTTCAATTGACATTATGCCCCACTTTGATATCAATTGCTTTATCATAGTTTTTTTACACATTCCATCTAATGACGTTTTCCATGCACTGGTTGAACTAGAATATGATGGAGAATATTTTTTACCATGAGCAGATAATTTTTCTATGCTCCAATATATTTCTTTTTTGAATCCACTTAGTAGTTCAAAAAAACCATAATATCCTACAATAGGTGCATTTTGACGTTTTGTTTCGTTGGGTATTTTGGAAAATACATAATTTTCCGTAAATTCATCTATTTCTAAAGCTTCTCCCAATCTAACCTCTATTATATTTATCTTCTTGTATTGTCCAGTTCGCATCGCTAATTGGATTATACCCTTCCAACCTAATACGAATGTGCATACACCAGAATACGGCACAGGATATGCTAAGCCTAATGCTGGATTTATTGGTAGATCCATAGAAGCTGCCAATAAACATGCTCCCATTATGGAGGTAGGAGTGCATTTTTGTAATAGTGGATTCCCTCCAACAACTGCTAACATCGATGTTATGAATTGTGGTGTTTTTTCCTTTAATATTTTAGCAACATATTCTTTAGTTTCGGTATTGCTCAATATGTCTAATGCCTTTCCGTTCTCATAAATACTTAAATTTGACATTTTACCTCCCATCGATGTTTTAATCTCTCCCCAAACCATATTGCATCGTGACGTATATAGTTCGATATTATATCCTCTAACGCTAATTCTTCACAATCATAAGTACTTATATTCCGATTAGTTAACAATTTATTAAACTGATCCAAATTTTCTAAATACCCAATACAAATACATGCAACATCGTTATATACTAATATTGTTGCTTTTGGAGCATCCGATATGTCCCCATACCAATTTTTAGGGTATTCCATAGTTCCCGACCAATTTTTACTGTAATCGCTACTTTTATAATCAGATTTAAAGTAATACCTCTTTATCAAGTCCCCATAATATGTTTTCATATATTCCCCCTATAAATCTAATATGTTAATTATAAAATTTTCCGAGCATTATATTGTACCTCTATATCTTCACAGAAATGTTTAAAGTTGTTAAAATCTTTGGGGTATAATATGAATCCCTCTCCCCCTGCTTTTTTTATTTGTTCTATGTGCCATTCTTGTAATGGGCTTGGGCGTCCTTTCTCTGACTTTAATTCTAAACCTATGAATTTACCACGATAACAAATTAAGATGTCTGGAACACCTAATTTTGTGAACTTATTACCATGCTGCTTAACGTGATATGCTCCTATTTCATCTAGGTACTTTTGTATTTGAGTTTTGAACTTAGTTTCTGGTGTCATGTGTTCTCCTTATTAAATAACTCTAACGTGTAATTCTTCCTTTGGTCTAATGTTTTGTATATTTTCTCTTCGATGCTGTTTTTGCTAACCAAATAATAGTAAAAGCACGTTTTAGTTTGCCCTATGCGGTGAATCCTTTTTTTGGACTGCATAAAGAAATCACACTCGAACGGTGGACTATAATATATTATTATGTTGGTAAATTGTAGATTTAGTCCTGTGCTTCCACTTTTGTATTGAACGAGAATCATCGCATTAGTTTTAGGTTCATTTGTTGTTAACGTATTCCCATCACCATTAATGTAAAATACTTCTCGCTTTAGCACATATGCTAATTGTTTAAGTTTTTCACATTCTCCTCTAAAATTATAAAAAATTACTACACTACCCTCGGTTGATTCAATTATATCCCTTAAAGCTTCTATTTTATTTTTGTTATATAAACCTGCCAAAAGCCTTAATTGGAGTAATTCAGTAAGTACAGTGTCTCCTAATAGCTCTTTCCCTTTTATTTCTATTATCTTATTTTTTTTGAACTTCTTGTACTCTGGAATATTGTCTACAGATACGATGGTTTCAATTTGTTCTGGAAGTGTTAAAACTTCGTCTGTTAACATAAAAATTGCGCCATATTGTTTTAAATTTTCCTTTAAGAGCTCTATATTTTTGTAACCTACAACTTGCTTGATCGGATAAGGTCGCCCTACATCAAGATTTTGAGTTATCATGTAATCATCATAAAATCTAGATTCACTTATATGCCAACCAAGTAATTTGCATTGTGTCCACAATTCCTCGTATTTACCGCCTGTTGGTGTTCCAGATAACAATATTACGTTTGAAGGGGATATTGTCCTAGTGAAAAATTTAGAGCGTTTAGATGTCTTATTTTTGATATATTGAGACTCATCTAATACTAAGGTAAATTCCCTTTCATTGAGCTTGGTTAGCTCAAGTTTTTTCCAAACAACGTCATAGTTAATTATTATTATTGTGTGTTTTGGTAATTCACTTATTTTTTGAGATTTATATATTATCGTGTTATAATCTGGGTAGTATGTTTTAAAATGATTTTCCCAATCCTGAAGTTTTGACTTCTGACATACTACCAAATTATAGTCAGAATCAAAACTTTTAAGTTTTTCGCTACCAATGAAGGTCTTACCTAGCCCCATGTCCAAAAAATATGCCACTCTATTTTTGTGTTTGGTTAATTGTAGCGATGTTATCTGATGTTTCATTAATTTTAGTTTTGACATTTTCATACTCCCTCCAAGTTTCAAATCCAACGTTATTTTTAGTGTAAATTAAATTGTTTTCATCAAACTTCCTTACTTTTGAGATTCCATTTGAATCTTCGTGGTAAATTACATTATTTCTTTTGTCAAACTTCGTGAAATATGAAAACTCTTTTGAATCCCTACGATAAACTTCATTACCTCTAACATCATATTCAATCCAAACTATAAATCCATCTGAATTTTCACAACGAACCATATTACTTGTCATAACATCATCTTCTCAAATTATTTTCCCAATATACCCTTACTACCCACAGCAGAATTTAATCTCACTTGTGTATGTTCCGCCTCGCGGAATTTCTCCGATATATTTTTAAATTCAGTTGTCAATGTCCATGACTTAATATTACAGGAATCAAATATATAAAGCAAATGTGACAATTGTCATATTGGGTAAAAATATGAGAATATGACAACGTATCTTTGACATGCTTTTATTTTCGAGAAGATCCGTCGCTGAGATCCGTCGCTGAGATCCGTCGCTGAGATATTAATTCTGGGATAAATTATAATATTAAATGACAAATTTTGACATTTTATGACAAATTTTGACATTTAGATACCATTTTATGACAAATATTACCATTTTATGACAAGTTATACCATTATTATACATTTATGTTAATATTTAGGTGGTATAGGTGGATTTCTAGGGGGGCTAGGTACTGCTACTTTTTCGATAAATTTGGGTTGCTTCCTTTTATAATGTTTTTCTAGGTGCAAAAAAATAAATAAAATAAAAAGGCTAAAGTCTATTGTCAAATTTGTTTTCCTATGATATACTTGAGATAGTAGAAATGAAGCGTAATTTTAATCTTGCGTTGCCAAGTTGCTTCATTTTTAAGAAATTGAAATGGGTAGAAAAATTAGTGTTTGACAAATGTCAAACGATATGAGATAATTAAGAGAGTAGGAAGTATGGTTCGAGCGATGATACAAAAAAGGGATCACGTTCACAGGAGGAAAAAATATGTCAATGGGATCCGATGATCAACAAGGTTTTGAAATTCGGTTTTTGGAACAATACGTTATGCCACATTATCAAGTTTGGGGGTTTTCTGGAGAAGAAGGTGTGGCGCGGTACGATACGCGCGAAGAAGCACAAGAATTGTGTAATTCTTTGAACGATGGGATATACCCAGGTTTCGTATTCGAAACTTGAAAAAGTTTCCAATGTGAGTGATCCGACACAGGGCGGACACTCTAGGAGGAAAAATAATGATAAATGAAACATTAGCAAGACGGAACGCGGAAAATTATAGTTTTTCTGAATACGTTGCAGGAAGTGCAACGAGGGAATTCGAAACCGAGCTAGCAGAAGTTAGCAAAATGGTGGAAATTGCCAAATTGAAGGTATCTAGCGAGGCAAAAGGGCGGTTAGACGTCCTCTTGTTCAAATACAGAAAAAATTATTCCGATTGGGTGAACGCAAGAAATGAGAGCGGGTCGAGGCACGTAAGCGTGATGGTCTCAGGTGCGGGGAACTACAACCTGAAAGCTCATCAAAAATGGATGGAGCGAGAAGGTAAATCGTGGGAAAAATACGATGACCTGAGGAATATTGAGTGGGATATTGGCTCAATCATAAGAGCTGATAGCATTATTAGCTCAGATGATGTGGACGTATTGGAAAAATTGAACGAAAAACTTGAACATGCTCTTAGCGAGCATGCAGAGTATAAGGAGAAAAACTTGAAGGCTAGAAAAGAAGGGGTAATGGGTGTAGATGGGTACGTTCTGTCTAATAGTAACGGTCGAATAAAATCGATTCGGGACAGAATCAAGAAACTTGAAAAATTGAAAAGTGACGTTACGTCTGAAATTGTGATAGGTGACGTTAGAATTCTTGATAATGTAGAAGCTCAGCGACTCCAAATTTATTTCTTGGGGAAACCAACGTCGAACGTCATCGATGAACTGAAAAAGAGGGGCTTTAAATGGGCTCCGAGCACGGGGGCGTGGCAACGTTTTCGGGGAAATATCGCGATGCACCTCGCGAAAGAAATTGTTGGAAAATATTGTGAGTGATCCGACACAGGGCGGACATTCTAGGAGGAAAAAAATAATGAACAAATACAGCGTATACAGCACCATTTCCCTGATAGAAGATCAAGGAATTAATTTTTCCATCGAGTGCGTGATGGAAAAAAATAATTCGGATTATTTCGAATTATTTTATTTGAATCGTAATAATTCTAGATGTGAGACTCTAGAGGAAATTACCAGATTGGATAATTTGGACTTGTACGAGTCTAATATGTATGAGATTTTGTTCGAACGATTCCACGAATCTAAGGATATCGTGGAATATGTTGGAAACAATCCGGAGGGATCCCGAGTTTGTCTTGGAATCGATGAGACGTTAAGTTTCCAAATACTGTGGAAAACTGAAGCGTGCCTAGACATGGGATTGTGCGCAGGCAGGCACAATATTCCAAATATTACGGAATATGTATTTTATGGTGAACTCGACTTGCTCGATGTCGAGTTGCTAGAATATCAAGCTAGCCTTAGGTTGCCAACATCTGGAAGCTTGAATCTGTACGTAACGGGGCTGACTGTTGCACTCGTTGCAGTTTTGAATGTTTGCAGGTCGAATAATGTAGATGTTTGTTTGTACCATTTTAACCGCGTGAGCGGAGAATATTATCCACAAAAAATATATTAGGGGGGGAAATTATGATTAAATTAATGGATATTCTAGAAAATGTTGGTAGACTTGAAAATATTTGTGAATCTGAGTTTGAAAATGAAGTTATTTTGGCTTGGGACGATTATACATTTATTGACACAATTGGGGTAATTGTGTCGATAAATGGCACGAATTGCCAAACTTATATAGATCATGCGGATAGTCCTATTATTTGTATGATTCTAGATTATGATGGGGAATTGAACGATGACGATGAACGGACGGTGTCGGTGGTGTCCGCATGGGTGGTTTAATATTTATTTTGTTTTTTGTGCTACTGTTGCTTGCAGTAGCACAGATATTGGAAGTTTAGGGGGGGTAAAATTATGGAATATGTAAAAATGACGAGGGCTGCTGTCAAAAAAGAGTTGTCCCTTGGTGGGCTATGGACGGGATTTTTCGTCGGTAGTAGGGTGTCGGAATATCACTTTTTCGAGGGCTGGGGGCTGGCTTGTCGAATGAATATTAAGAATTTAGAAGAATTTGAGCACTGTGTTAATAATTATAAGCACTATAATTATAGCTCAGAACTCGGACGAGTTACGTTTTACAAGATTTTGTCGGATTAAAAAAATATGATGGGGGTGTTATTATGGTTAGAAATAGAGGTGTAGCAATAGGATTATGTTTTTTGCTCGGGGGCGTGGGGGCTCATAGATTTTATTTGGGTCGTCCGTGGTCAGGTGTTTTTTATGGTTTGTTATGTTGGACTCTTATACCGTGTATTATGGCTTTGTGTGAGACTGTGGCACTGTTGGGATTGTCCGATGAGGATTTTTCGTGGAAATATAATTCCAAAAAATGTCTCGGAGGCGGGGCGTGAGTGCTGAGGGTCTAGTGGCGGAACTCTGGGGGCATAGGTTGTTGCCCCCAGATGGAAGGAAATGTAAGAAGATGGTGGATAAATTGGTGCGGCATAAAATATGCGGGGGGCGGTCTGGGGTGAATATGAAATCTATGTCTGAGAAGGAGTTTTTGGGGCGGTGTGAGAGTGGGGACGTGGGATTATGGTTTGAACGGGTTGGAGATAGTGACACTTTTATGGAGTTTTATATGCTTATTGAGGGGGGTCGGTCTGGGATTGTGAAATTTGAGAGGGTTTTTGAAGAAGTTTCAGACGACCTCGGTCGTCTGAAAATATTTGAGGGCATCAAATATCTAAGTTGGTCGGTTTATGGGTTTTAGATTATTACGCAATTTTAAAATTGCGTAATGCTGAAAATGCAGGCGGGGGGCGGTTCTTACGCAATTACGCTATTTTCTATTTATTTCTATATATATTATATATACATATGTATATTATATAATATTATATATTAGCAGAAATAGAAAATAGCGTAATTGCGTAATAAGTGCCTGTAATGCAGTCATAGCCCACCTTACGCAATTCAAAAATTGCGTAATAATTGCGTAATTACGTAATGTTTCGAAAAATTGAGGGATGTCGAAAAAAAAGGAGTGTGAGAGGGATGATCAGCTTAAATGATGGAGCTAAAATTGGATGTTATTGTGAGAGATTGAAATATCTGGGTAATGATTTTGATGGATTAAGTGGTTTTGAGCTAGAATTGTGTGCAAATTTTTTGTTGGGGGCGGAGGATGTCAGAGATTTGAATAAAAAATGTGCATATAAAATATATACTGATAGGGCTGCATTTGAACGATGCGGGCGGAATAATGTAGAAATTATGGATATTTTTGTCGACGGCGGGTTCAATAAAAGTCATATATTGTCAAAAAAGCTTACTCTGGGGGCTGGGAATAAATGTAATAATGGGGTGGCTCTCGGAGGGGAAATTCTAAGGATATTGAAGGAATATGACGTTTTCTTGAGGGCGGATGTGGGGCTTAGGATAAGGAAGGAGGTTAATATCGATAAGTTGATTGTTTTGGAAATGTTAGGGACTATTTGTTTTAAACACGTTTCTGGGGCGGTTGCTGTGGATAGTATGTTGGCTGATACGCTCGAAGTGTTTTTTTCTTTGGGGTTGTCCAAGAGACAACGACGAATATTTTTGTTGTATTTGGAAGAATATAGGCTCGCTGAAATTGGGGAAATTGAAGGGATTTCTTTTCAGGCTGTTTCGAAAACTGTTAGAAAAATTAC